CATCCAATTAGCCCGTCCTCTACGAGTGGTATGACCCACATAGTTCAAGGCTTGGATAATTGCGTGGTAAAGTGTTTTATACTTTTCTTCTTGCCAACGGCCATCTGTACTTGCGATATCCCAAATGAACAAACCGTTGGTTGTGCCAAGACGATAGGCTGCTGAAATCAATTCACGGTCAATCTCGGCCTGAATCTGATAGGAAAGGAAGTCCACAATCTCTTGTTCGAGATTTAACGAATGAACTTTCTTGATATCATCAACAGCTTCTTGCGACCAATTGGCTTTCAACTTTCTTGTGCGAGCTTCAATCAAAACATTGACAATCTTCAATGAACCTTCGGTGTACGGATAGGCCGCCACATTACCAAAGTTTGCACCCGGAGTTACATCAATATCTGATAAAATTTCGCCGTGGTCGTTTCTCCAACCAAGTTCTTCTGCAACAGGGGCAGTATTATCACCAGAATACGCTGGGTTAATAACAGAGCCAGGGAAACCAGGGACATAGGCTTCATCTGTTGCTGTGGTTGTATAAACACGACCAGTTACAGGGTCAGTCCAAGACTTTGTTGAATCATAAACCCAACGAAGGGTGAATGCCATACCAACTGGGCCTTCCATTGCCTGTACGCCAAAAATTTCATTGGCGATTAATTGCGGCATAATACGCCGTACCATAGGAATCATTAACTTAGGAAACTTGTCGATATTACCCGCTGAAACGCCAGGAGTAAATCCGTACCCTGAAGTGGTTCCTTCTGAAAGTACTTCTCTCATATGTTGTTCTTGGTTTTCAAGAACAATGGCAGTCACATTTACTGAATTGTCATCTTTGATGCCCTTGAGTAAACGACCCCATTTCTCTCTTAATCTTTTTAATTTTTCCGGACTTGCACCATACATTTTATGAATCCTCCTCTGAATTCTTAAACTTTTTCAACGCCCTCTTTTCCTCCAAATGTCAATTGTTCCCATTCATCCATTTCGTTCCTATGTGAGGCGGATTCGTTCATATAAATCTTTTTCTTTCCTATGAACCCTAAATCAGTCGTTGCTTTAACTCCCGTTGCATTTTCTTTCAACTGGCGTTGAGGGAGTCTGGGTTCTGCCTTTTCTTTATTTTCTTTCATCGTGATAAATTTTTGTACTTCATTTTTTGCTTCTTCAAATTCTACTTTTTGAGCATATTTATAAAGAAAATCTTTTTCTTCCTTATCTAAATCACTATTTTCAAGCAATAGGGTTATTTGCATATTTTCTCGTTCTTTGGTGTTTTGTTCTTTCAAAGAGATAACTTCATTAGTAGCTTTTTCCAATTGCTTGGTTTTTTCTTCCAGATTGATGCGAAGAGCCTTTATTTCATTAGATTCTGTTTCAGCTAAAAGTTTTGTAAAACTACCCATGTAATTTTCAAATAACTTTCCAACATCTTGAACTTTTTTTAACTCTTCATCTAATTTAAAAGGGATAATTTTATCATTGATTCTATTAGCCACTTCTTCCAATTTGGAAATCTTTTTTTCCATTGCTTGCGATTGAGCACCTAATTTTTTATCCAAATCCTTTTCAATGGTTGATAATTGAGGGATTCTCATCTTGGAAATTTCTTCTGTCTTTTCCATAATGACTTTATCAAATTTTTCCGTTAAAGTTTTAGTTTCCTCTAATCTGGCATGATATTCATAATTTTGTTTTTGATAACCTTCCATTTTCTCTTGGATAGGAGTAACTGCTTCTTTAACTGCTTCTTCTTTCATACTCTCAAATACTGAAACGAAAGTAATAAGTTGGTCGTCAGTTAATTTAACATTCAATTTATCAAATAACGGCCTGATTTTATCTACTCGTTCAGAAAGTTTCTTTTTCGTCATTAAAAGTCTCCTTCGTTATATATTTATGATTTTATTCAATTCCTAATGATAAATTTATAAAACTTCGTTTTCTTCAGTGGAAAAATCATTCTCTTCAATATAATGATTTCCCTCTGAGACCTCAAAAGTTGCTGCATCCCAAATTTCAAAGAATATCTCTTCAAAATAATCGGCATATTCCTCACCAAATTTTACTGTTAATTCTCTTTTTAATTTGTCCAGTAATTCTTCCTGACTCTCCATTAATCATCTCTCCTTTCTATTAGATTATAATCTAATTTTTTCAACTTACCTTCTTCCTTTTCATTTATCATTTCCATAAAATAATCAAGTTCCTCAATTGTTGATATTTCCATTAATTCTTCCACGCTGATTCCAGTTTTCTGAACTTCTTCATCAGCATGAACGTAAAGTGCTTTTAAATATTTTTCAGCTTCTTCAACAGTTTTAGAACAACCTACTTTTTTACCTGTGTCTTTTTTATAAACGCATTTTCCTCGACGTACATAGGGCATTTTGTATTCCTCCTTTTATAATAAATTTCATTTTCTTATTAAAACGGTTGTGATTCCACTTTTGGCACCAAACCATTTTTTGGCAAATTCAAATGCTTTATTGGTATTATACGGACAGCACGAAAAAATGTCCAAATAAACAGCATTACTTTGATTGACAAAATGTGCTGAAATTAGACTTGTTTCAATTAATTGAACCATTGAAAATCCGGATACTCTTGGGTCTTCTCCAAAATCAACTACTGTCGTTTCTCCAAATCTTTTCATAGAAATTAAATCGCATAATTGAACAACAAACTCTTTTATGTAATCCGAATCTCTTATTGCATCAGCATCACAATCGTAAAGGTTTATTGAGGATAATAACCCCCAATAATTACTCTTTTTTATTTTTAATTTTTTTAGAAAATTCATTCCATTTCCTTTTTGTTTCCGCGCTTGATTTCCGATGCTGAATATTTAGAAGCTTCAAATTTTCTTAACAAAAAAGATAATGATTTTTCAATATCAACATTTTCCCCACAGGCAAAAATATCAAGAGCCAGATATTTAAATTCAGGCCAACTATGCATGGAAATATGAGACTCTTCAATAACAATCACTCCTGAAACACCAACTTCCCCAAATTTATGAAAAAAGGAATTAACCATATGCATATTACCTAATTTAGTCGCTTCCTTTAAAGTATTTTCAACATATTCTAAATTATTGATTCGGTCGTAATCACACCCATATAATTCTACTATGAGATGTCTTCCCAAATATTCCATTCTTACATATCATCCAGATGTTTATTGATAAGGGCTGTCAAATCATTTAATAAATCTTCATAACCCTTTCTGGCCGCATCGGTTAAAGGATTAGAATATTTATTTAATAATTCCAATTTCGTTTCTATTGCGTTTTTAACTTTTTCTAAAGAATCTTTTATTTCCTGATTGGTAAGATTGGTCCTTTCTAATGCTTCTCTCAATATATTTTTTTCTTCCTCTGTTCCGTATTTATCTATATCTTTCCAATCCATATTTTTATCCTCTCTTTATATATGATATTTTATTCAAAAAGCAAATCGTTGATTCTCAATAAATCATCAATATTAAGACTTTCCTCTAATTTTTTTTCTTTAGGTTTTTCAACAGTTTCTTTTTTTGGAATAGAATGAGAAACAAAATGTCCAATGGAAGGTTCCGAAACCAAATCAAAAGAGGCGATAGTAAAATCGGATACTTCCATTACATCAACTTCTTTTCCTGTTTCTTCATCTAATTCCTTTTTTTCTGTAATTTCACCAAGACCACGAGACGAAAGACCAATGGTAATTTCTTCCCTTATCAAATCAGCGGCAATTTTCCCCATAGGAAGATTTTCTAAAATTCTTGCTCTACCATAAACTTCACCATTCTCTTTTAATTCTAATGGGTCTTCAATAACAAAAGCAACATTTTTTAAATTAACACTAGCATCTTCAGGATGGTCTAATTCTCCCATTCCTCTTCGTTTACTAATAAAATTATCATTATAATCTTTAATTGATTTTTCCATAACGGTCTTTGGATAAATTCTCCCATTAAGATTTCTTTTACCTGCAAGACCAAACATACCTTCAAAGTAAATATGTCCTTCTTTATCTTTTTGAGGTTTTATTGTGCTAACTGTTTCCATTAAAACTACTTGTGCCATTTATAATTCTCCTTTCAAAGATATTTATCAATAATATATATTTAATAACTAAATATTTAGAAAATTAAGTAGGCATTACTGGTGCAGCAGGTGGAGGTGCTCCTACTTCAGTTCCTGTTTGGTCTGTTGCTTCACTGGAAGGTGTTTCTTCTAATGTTCCTTCTTGTTCCCCCTCAACACCTGTTCCAGGAACTTCTCCCGTTCCACCTTCCGAAAATCCACCGCCACCACCCATACCACCACCGGCGGGTTCACCTAATCCCATGCCCAATCTCATTTTATTTTCTTTTTTCAATAATTTGAAATTTTCCATGAGTTCTTCATCGGTCCATTTTAAATATCTTTTTGCTAAAAATTGAAAACTTAATAAATCAGTTGAAGGACTTAATAACCCAAAACTGTTCATTCGATAATCTTCTACTTCGGCATTTTTCAATTCACTATAAGGATTTACATAACTGAATTTAATTTGAATATCATTTTTGCCCAAGTTTAATTTTTCAATCAAACCACGAAAAAATAAATGTCGGTAAAAAAGTTCTTGAATAAATCCTTCAATAAACCTATTTTGTAATCTTTTTATGAATTTGGAAAATTTAACTTCATCTCTCATAATTTCACCACTTTTACTTCCAGTTGCTGCTGTGGAATATTCCCCTTGTTCATTAGGGAGATTCATTCGACCAACAGGAATTTTCAAAGCACGATATACCTTTCCAAGAAAATAACGAATTTCATCCATTGATTCCCATTTAGTATCTTTTTCACTTATTGTATCTACATCGCAAATTGCTTGTCCACCTTCAATAACAGGGAAAAAATAATCGTCCAATAAAGTGATGGGATTTAATCCAATAATTTCCCCTTTATCCGAATCATAAGTAATATCTTCTCTCAACTTTTGTCTGAAATCAAGAAGATAATGTTCGACTTCTTTCGGTGCCATTTTCCCAACAAAAACCTTGAAAATTCTGCGAAGGGGAGACCTAGATAATTTATAAATGACAGTCCCATCTTCCATCAAATTCAATCTTCTCCAATCTTTCTTGGCGAATTCCAACATGGAAAAATATTCCCCATCATAATTATAACCACAATCTATTTGAAGAATTTCTATTGGGTCATGCTTAAATCCTTCTTCAGCACCTTCATGATTCATAATAACAAAATATTTGTCTATACTGGCTTCTTTGGTTTTTTCTGTTTTTAATTTTGAAACCAACCAAGGTTGAATTTCCACAAGACTTTCAATTCCAGTTGCCAATTCATTAGAGAAATTAATATTGAAGCTCAATACTCCTTGAACTATCCATTTATATGCCCATTCCCAAACAAGATTACAATCACCTAAACGAAGGCGATTAATAATTAAAGTAGTAAATTCTTCAATTAAAATTTTACGAACTGGTTCTGGTACTTTATCATCAAATCTTAATGTATATAATTTATTATCTTCACTTTCTTGTACTATTTCATCTACAATTTCTGTCAAAGCATAATTTATTTCAGGGTCTGAGGCCATCCGATAATATTCTTGAATTCTTGATTTTGTAGAAAGTTTCACAAGATAAGTACCGTAAACATAATCGGTATATTGTTTGGTTAAAGTGGAATCGCCTTTGCCGTAAAGTCCATCAACGGCATAAGGAGTAATAGCACTTTCACCACGAATAACTTCTTCGGCTTTTGGTTGTCTACCAAACAAACCCATAATACGCTTAAATGCACCTTTTCTTTTTTCTAAAGTTTCTTGTCTTATATCATCTCTTGTTTTTGTAGGCATAATTTTTCTCCATTTAAAAAGATTTTTATTTTTTTAATAATTG